CTCTAATACCGATAGGGAACTTCCCTGTTCCGAATATTACATCAATTAATTGTCCAAAGGCGGCTAGTACTTTTGTCTTCGTTACTTTAACAAAGACTCTTGACTTCTCTGATTCTCTAAAGCGAATCTTCTTTCCGTATAAACCTCTGTAATTTTGATAAGCAGTCAGCCACCTACTTTCATGTATCTTTCTAGAATCTTCAGCAATTTGAAATCTACTAGTTATTAAACCTGCTAAGTTTAATTGTTGGTCAGGCATTAAATTTAATGCTTTACCTGACTCACCTTCTACTTCTTCGTAAATATTGTCAGCATTCAAAAATATATTTTCGTCTTGTGCCATATCTTATTAATACTCTACACCAAGTACTAATTCTAGATCACCAACTGAAAAAGCAGGAGTTACATCTGTTCCTGCAAGAAATGCAAAACAATAAACACTTGTACTTCCAGCAGCAGCTTGTAGTAAAATAGGAAATCTTGATTTAGTTACATCATCTCCAGCAGTTTCAGCAAAGCCTTCTTGGTTTCTATCAAATCTAAAAATCCTACCACCACCATAATTGTAGTCATCAGCAGAACCATCAAGTGTTAAAGTTCCCATTACTTTTGCTGTTGCAAAATCAGCATCAGATACATTTCGTGCAGCATTTACAGTACCTACAGATTGATTTACTTGGCAAAAGAATATTTCTGCATCAAAAACAGAATTAGATTTAGATATAATCATAGCAGATACTAATTTAGAACACTCTCCAGGCTTTCCTACCGCAAGAGATATTTCTGTTGTATCAAACAATATATCATTATTTGCATAAGTAACTCCTGTAATAGTAGGCGTTACTCTAATAACTCTTCGAGCACTTTGATTCATCATAATTTTTCTCCTTAATTAGGTTTTGCTTGGGGCATTACTTTACCACCATGTGCTTTTCTTGTTCTACCATCTGAAGCTTGTCCATAACCTCTTTGTTTCTTTTTAGGAGGTCTTCCTACTTTACTTCCGTATGTTCCTTTTCCTTGTGGCATATTAATTTTCCTTTATTATCTATATGTATTTATATCAATAACCAAATGTATCATCACTTGGTTTATAAATAGACTCTCTATGATACTGCCGAAGATTATCTATTGGATTATTAATTCTCGGTCTACTCATAATAAGATAACGCAACGCATCATAAGCATGATCTGCAGCGTGTGTGTCTACGTCTTCAGGGTTACGTTTATCTAATGGTATACTTTGTAATTCTTTGATCAAGTTAGGACAGGTATTAAATATCTGTAATCTTGGTCTACCACTCGGTTGTACTTTTAAATACTCGTGAATCTGAATTTTACCTTGTATTCTATTTTTATCGGCTCGTCTAAGTTTGTGTCCTTGCTTGACGAGTGACTCTCCAACAGTCGGTCCAGTTGTACCAGTTCTAGCCCAAGCTGATGTATCAAGTACTCCTGGAACGGAAAGAGGGTCTTCCATTTCCATATCTGTTATTATAGAGCCTAAATCCTGACCTGTCAAGCCTTTTCGGTATAATTCTCGATAAATTATTAGAGTACCATCAGCTCTGTCTACTGATCCCCATATACAAGCACTCTCCGAAGCATAGCCATAGTCAATACCTTTTATTCTTTCCCACGTAATAGGAATAGAAAAAGGAGCTACGATATGTACATCTGGATCAAATTCTACGAAAGCTGCACCTTCATTAACATCCCAATTACCTTCCAACAACTGCTTACGTTGTACTGGAGGTAACGACATAAGCATCTGTTCATAGATACCATCTTTAGCTAAATAGGGATTATCAGTTAAACGTGCAGGAATAAATTTTCTAGTAAGACCATCATCACCTATAAAAGATTCATTTAAAGAATTAGCATCTACATATCTTTTCTTTACCCAATGTGAACCTACTCCACCTGGATTAGCCGTACAGCGTAGATAAGTTTTAATCTCTGGATCAGTTGTTCTTAGTCTAGAAGCTAAATAGTTCCATCCAAATTCTGTCGGTAGATGAGTTATCTCATCAAAACCTATCCAACTATAGGCTTGTCCTTGGTATCTATAGACATCAGCATCTCTTTCTAAGAAACCAAACTCTATTTTTGCTCCACTTGGAAAGTTCCAAATCTTTTCCACTTCCCTAAATTTACAACCAGGGAATGCTTGGGGATATAGTTCTCTACTCTTATCTATAAGCTCCCTTAACTCTGGCATAGATCGTCTAAGTATTAAAGCACGATGAGCTTTCTTATGTGCATACCTCAAAGGGTCTACTAACATGGCATAAGATTTACCTCCACCTGCAGCTCCTCCATAGAGTACATCTTTTTCATCTGCAGCTAGAAACTCAGTCTGTGGTCCATCATTAGCATGAAAGACTACATGAGCACCCTTATCTATTTCATCTTGGACTACCTTTGGTATACTTTCTAACTCTTTATCAAGTACTACCTTCCCCTCGTTTGTAGGTTTCTTCGATTCATCTTCAAGTTTGGAGAGAACTTTTGTGGTTTGTTTGAGTGATGTTTTTTTAGATTTAAGTTGTTTCTCGACCCTTTCGATTGCTTTCTGTTTTTTTCTGACTGCCCTTCTGGCTTTTTGTTTCGCTTTTTGCTCATGTGAATAATAATAGTGTGAGGTTGCTCCTTTAGGTCTGCCGCCTTTCTTCTTAGGCGTACCATCCTTCTTTAAAACAAAACCACCATCAGAATCTGTCAAGTAGAGATGTGGGTTCTCTTCCCAATCGTGCAATTCGTTCTTCTCGTTTTCCATATTTTTTATCTATGTGTTTCTTTAATCCTGGTGGGCTTATTTTTCTATGTGTTTCGTATTCAATCCAATCACAGGCATCTTGTAATGAAATGGATTCTCCTGCTACTAGGTCTTCAGCTATTTGTAAAGCTTCAATCTGCTCTGGTATTGGTTTTAAATAACCATCTACCTCTTCATCTAACTCATAACCAAAAGGTATGGTTGAGGTTTTTCTTTTAATGTAGCCTTCTTTCATTTTTTTAAAATAGGTTCTAGTTCATCTTGCATTTGTTCAGAAGTAGTTGTTTTTTCTTTCTTACCAAATATTCTATCGTAATTATCTCTATACGCTTGAGAATTAATATTAGGTCTTCTTTTCTTTTTACCTAAGACTATGGGATTTGCATCCGTACCTATTTGTGTTCCTTTTCCTTTGGTCATTTGCTTTGTTTATGCTGGGCAAATATAAGTACCTGTTTTATCGGTGTAGCATAATCCGGGTAGGGGTTGATAAACACTACAACTAAATAATAAGAAATACATACTAATACCTCCAATTATCCAGATTAATCCAGTTATAACCCAAGTAGGTAGTTTACTCATTGTTTACTTTCCCAATCTTCTATGGCTTTCTTAATACTGTCTTCAGCTAAGACACTACAATGGAGTTTAATTGGTGGTAGTTCTAAGGCTGTTGCAATGTCTTTGTCTTTAATTTGTTTAGCTTCAGTTATGGTCTTACCTTTAAGCATATCAGCAAACATTGTGCTAGACGCAATAGCACTGCCACATCCATAAGTCTTAAACTTGACATCCTCTATTAAATCGCCCTTTAACTTTAACTGCAGTCGCATTACATCACCACATGCAGGAGCACCTGTCATACCTGTAGCTACATTAGGGTCTGCTGGATTGAAGCGACCTACTGAATGTTTCTTGGGGTCTTTCAGAACATTGTGAAATCTATCTAGTACTTGTTGTGAATATGCCATCTTCTACCACTTAACTTTATTAGCCCAATAAGCTGCTGACATTTTACCTTTCTTTATATTTTTAGCATGTCTAGCTTTAAAAGATTTCTTTCTAGCTTTTTCAGAAGAAGACTTAGGACTTTTACCTGCACCACTAACGCCTTGTTGTCCAAAACGTATAAGCTTTAAAGTATGTCCGTCTTGTGCTAAAACCATATGGGATTTAGTTTTATGGCTAGGAGTTCTCTTAGGTTTATTAACTCCTTTTAAACTATGCTTCTTAATTAAAGATGCTTTTCTTTTTTCATGTGCCATTATTTACTTCCTCTGCCT